CTGCCATGCCGCAAGCTGCGCTTCCCATGGGACGGGGCCGCGCTTTTGCTCCGGCGCCTGAAGCGCCTTCAGCTTTACCGGCTTCTTCGCGCGCGGCAGGTAGGCAATGTGCCATGCAAGCCACGCCCGGTCATTGTGCTCTCGCTTGAGCCGCTCAGCGCCGCCCTTGAACCTTGCGGCCAGTTCGCGCGGGGTGATGCACCAGAAGCCTTCCGGCTCGTATCCGAGCGAGCAATACTGCGCGTGGAGGTCTAACCACGCCCAGCCTTGCCCGCCTTCCGAGGGCGCCCGCTGTCACTCGCCTCCGTCTGAGGGAATGCCAGCATGAAGGCCTGACCGATCGCTTCCATCGCGCCGTGGAAACCTACCTCATCGATCACCGCGCCCGCGTCAGTCACCGTCAGTTCCGGGTGAGCGTCACGCGTTGCGCCCCAAAACACCGCGCGTGCGAGGCTCATGCGCATTGTCTGAGGATCGTTGAGGGATTCCGAGATCTGGTTGATCGTCTTGCCGGTCTCTTCCTCCAGCTCGCAGATGGCGTTGATCGAAAAGCACAGGCGATAGCTTTCATCGCCTGCGCGCAAATCGACATGACCGCGTTGAGGATTACCCATGCATCACCTCACTCGGCCAGCACGTCAGCCGTGGGCTGAGACGTAGCGGATGCACTGCCGGCAGCGTTCGTGCCGGTGACGACGACGCGCAGAGGATTGCCGACATTGCCCGCGACGGGATCGAAGGTGCGGCCCGTGGCGCCGCTGATCGCCGTCCATGTGCCGGTGATTTCTTCCTGCCACTGGTAGGCGAACGTCGGGAAGCCGGTCCATGTGCCTTCCAGCGCCGTGAGCGTTTCACCGACCTGCGCGATACCGGAGACAGCCGGGAGCACGGTGTTCGTCGGCGCGGTGCCGGCGGCGATGGTGACGGCACCCGATACCTTGAAATTCGCCGTCGCGGTCATCTTGTCGTCAAGCGGGATATCCTGCTCGTAGCTTTCCACCGATGCGGGGAATGTCACCGTGACGCCGCTCGGATAGGTGATGCGCATCGAGACGACATCGCCGGATTGCGCGAGCGCGTTGAGCCGCTGATCGGTCGCGCTGTTCGGGATGTAGTTCATTTCGGCAGATGCGGTGCCGGGGTCTTTCAAGCCGGGCACGAATTCGCGCGTGCGGTTGGCAGATCCCATGTGCGTCGCGTCGATCTGGTCGATCGTGCCGGACGGTGGCGTGACCTGATAGACTTCGGAAAGCAAGACGTAGGCGCCGGAGCCCGGCGCGTCCTCAATTGCGAATTTGGTATCATAGCCGATAGCGGCCTGCGTCGCGCTCATGTCACACCTCGTTGTGCTGGATAATCATGTCGATGATCACGCGGAAGAAATCCTCCGCCGTGTTGCTGCCGCCATCGAAATCGTCGCGCATGCCGTCGATCATGATGGCTTGAAAGTTGGTGGAGCCGACCGCGCCCCGGAAGCCGCTCACGCGGGCCACCAGCGCCCGCGCCGCGAATTTCGCATCGCCGTAGCCCAGCGCCCAGACATCCGCTTGCACGCGGCTCTCTTCGAGCCCGGACGGCCCTTGCATGTGATAGTCCGGCAGGCCGGTTATCCGTTGCAGCGTGATGGCCGGCAGATCGCCCGCCTGCGGACGCTTTAGCCAGTGGACGCGCGAAGGCACGCCCTGGCCCGCGAGGATCAGGGTGCGAAGGTCTTCCTCAAGGGCCATGTGCTATCCGCCCATCTTCTTCGCCAGCCGCGCCGCCTTCCGCGCCTCGCGCTTGGCCCGCCGTTCGATCTGGCCCCAGAGTTCCGTTTTCATCTGCTCGACCAATTGCCCCTTATGGGCATCCCATGCGGGGCGGAGAAACGGCTGCGCAGCGTTGGTGATCGAGCCGAATTCCTTGATATGCGCCTGCGGCACACCGCCGGCGCCGACGAACACTTCCGCGCTCGCGCGGTCATTCCGGAACATGCGCCGGTGCAGGCTGCGCTGACGCTTCGTCAATTTGCTGCCGACGCCGATCGAATTTTGCAAGGTGCCGTCGTCGCGCGGCGCTTTCGCGCGGGCATCGTCCGCGATGGGCTGCCCTATCTTCCGGAGCGTAGCGCGCAGGAACCGCTTGCCGACAGCGCGGGGCAGCCGGTGCAGGGCGGCCTCCAGTTCCTTCAAGCCTTCGATCTTGCTTTGAGAGGCCATCACTCAGCCCGCGCCGCCGCCGTGAGTTCCACGCCCTTGCGGCGTTGCAGCTCTTTCGTCCTGTTGATGTCGAACGTCTTGCCCGCGTACTTCACCCGGTCCAGAGGCGTCACGCCCGCCGCCGCCGGAGACCAGCGGATGACGAACCGCGTCGTGACGGTTGCGGCAACCTGTGCCGCGCGCCACGTTTCGCCGTCCGGGATTTCCTCGACAGAGGCCGGGATATCCTCAAGCCCCGCGATCGGCGCCCATGTTTCGACTTCGCCGCCGAACGGGTCGGTTGTCGTGATCTTGCGTTCGATCGTCAGGATGCGGTCGAGATTGCCGGCGCGCATGTGCTTAGCCATACCAGCCCACCCGGTGCCGATCGATCAGCGCCTCGACGGCCATCGGCAATTCGCGCATGTTGAGATCGGTCACGCCTTCGCGGTTCTCGTACCAGTGCCCGATGACAAGCAAGAGCGCCTGGCGGATGCCCACCGGAACGTCATCGCCCGCATCGCCAAAGCCCGCAACATACGTGACCTTAATCGCGTCTGCCCGCGTCTGCCCCGCCGGCCAAGTTGCCCCGTCCTTCGGCCCGATCGTGACGAAATCGCGGTCCTTGCGGATCTCGAAATCGCCCGCGCTGGCGCTCTGGAGCGTGCCGCTTGCGTCGTAATATTCGACCGATGTTAGCGACTGGAACGGCCCCATCGTCAGCCGCACCCGACCCGGCGATTGCGCGAACCATTGCGCCCATGATTGCGTGATCATGGCGCGGCCCAGCCGCCCTTCGCCGTCAAGCAGATCGACCGCCGCGTTGACGAGCGAGCCGATCAGATCGTCATCGTGATCACCGACAACGCGCAAGTGCGCCTTTGCCTCTGCGGGCGTGATAGGCTCAACAGCCGGCGCCGTCACCCGTTCAATCGCGGTTGTCGTCGGCGTGCCTTGCCCGAGCGGCCAGACGATCATTTCGCGGCCTTTTCATACGTGCGGCGCGGCACGGCCTTTTCGGCTTTCGGCGCCTCGCGCACCGCCTCGGCCTGCCCCGCCTCGATCAGCCGGATTGCCTCTTTGTCGGGAACGTCAATTTCATGACCGCGATCTTCTGCGCCCGTCGCCGTGGCGCGGGAAACCAGCAGTTTGATTTTCATGATTTGCCCTTTCCTATCGGCTTAATGAGGCGGCGAGTTCCCCCGCCGCCCTAGAAGCCGATTACTCACCGTCGTCAGTGATCAGGTGCTTGATCGCGGCGGTGTCGGATAGTTCGCCATCAAAGCGGATATAGCCAGCGATGCCGAAGCCGGGCCAGAAATCCTTATCCTGAATCGCGCCAATCAGCGGAGCGCCAACCTTGCGGACATAGTATTTAGAAAAATCACCAAACAGCATGACTTTCTTGTCAGCCGCCAGAGAGTCCATGTCCTGATTGATCCAGTAGCGACGCCCGTTGAAGGTGTTCGGCACCTGAGCCTGAACATTGCCCATCTGCCACAGGTAATTCCCGTCACCATCTTTCAGCTTGCGCGCTGCAAGAAGGGTCGCGTCGTTGAACATATAGCCCACCTTCGGCCCCACGCGATATGCGGGGTCAACGGAGTGCTCAAGGTCAAGGATTTCATCCCATGTGAATGCTGCCGTCGCGGCGGCCGCCTTCCCAAGCGTGGAAGCCGTCACGACGCCATTCACGTCAGACGAGCCGGAGCCCGTCGTCAGCTTCAGGTTTGCGATGCGGCCCAGGCGCTCGCCCAGCAACCCGCCGATGAATTGCTCCATCGCGAAGATGCTGTCATCGTCAAGCTCGCGCGAGACGCGAAGCCATTCGGTGTTGAACGCGAAGGCGTCAAGCACCTTCTGGCCGAAGGTCACGTCCTTGCCGCCGTCATCGGTGAGCGTCGCGCCCTCGGTGTGCGCCTCGGCAGTGACCGCCGTATCGTCAACCGTCGGCATGGTGATCTGGCCGCCGCCTGCGGTGGTGATCACAGTGCCGACATCCTCGTCATACATCGGGCCGAACGCCTTCATGCTGACGATGATCTGGTTGAGCAATTCGGTGGGGACGGTGAAGCCGCCTGCCGAATTGGCGGTGGTCTGCGCGCGGTGTTCGACTTCCTGATAACCGCGCTGGAGCACGGCGCGGGCTTCCGGGTTCATTGCGCCGGTGTTGCCCTGATTGCGCAGGTAGTCATGGAACGCCTGACGATAGCTCATATCGCCGCCGGTGCGGGCTTCGCCTTGATCGTAACCGGGACGCCGCGCGTCGCGCTCTTCACGGTTCTGGCGATCGCGCTCTTCGCCCATCGCCTTTTCGGCGCGCTCCAGCTTCTCGGCACGATCGGCGCGATCACCGATCTTGTCGTGATCCGCCATCATCGCATCGAACTCGCGTTCGATTTCCGAAGCGCGCTCCGCCGGGGTGTCGTCGGTGATTTCGTCGAACTTGGCGCGGGCCTCGGTGGCGATGCGCGCCTGCTGCTCACGCAGCTCTTTGACTGTGCTCATCTGATAGTCCTCTCGATTGAGCAAAGAAAAACCGCCCCGAAAGGCGGCGCTTGCAGGTATCGGCGCGCGGCCTCAACCCTCTCGCGCACGCAGCGCAAGGTTCATGCGCATGCGGGATTTCCGCACGCTGTAAGCGGTGACGGTCGCGGCCTTGCGGTGGGCCTCTAGGCTGCGCAGGCCGATCTCCGTTCCATCATAGGCCGGGGTGGTAACGACGCTCACGTCATAGAGCGAAGCACGTTTGATCGTACGCAGGGGGGTGTCTTCGCTTTCATCCCATTCCTGCACGTCGGCGCGAAAAGCGAAGCTCATCTTGTCGAGATCGCCGCGCCGCATCTTGCCGGCAATCGCCCGCACGTCCGGGTCTTCCGGGTCGAGCATGGTTTCCATGCGCAAGCCCCGGTCATCCTCATACAGCTTAAGCGTTCCCGATCGTGTACGGGCCAGCGGCAGGCCTTCGTGATTGACGAGAAACACAACGTCGTCGCGCCCGATCGCCTCGCGAAACGCGCCGCGCTCGATCACCTCGCGGAACATGCCGCCGATGTCAGCCTCTTCGCCGAACACAGCGGCGTATCCCTCAACGCGCAAGCCATCAGCTTCGGCGCGGATTTCCGCAGGGATGCCCGCGCGGATCTCATGTTGCATCGTCATCGCCCTCCTGTGGCGGTGGTGCTGGTTCTGGTAGCGGCAACTCGCCTTGCGCCTGATGCGCAAGCGGAACGGTCGCGCCCTGGATATAAAGCTGATCGCCACCATCCATCGGTTCGCGGTTGTCCAGCGCGCGGGCCTCGTTCGGCGTAAGCTGGCCGGTCTGGATAGCGGTCGCGTTGCCTTCCATGCGGGTCTTGTAATCGCCGCGCAGGATGCCATCGAGATTGAACTCGACGATGCGCCGGGAGCCGCGCCCGAACAGCTTCAGATTCATCTCGGCTTCGATCTGCTCAAGCCAGCGTTTCAGTGTGTGCTTGACGAGGTGCAAGTCCTGCTGCTCGGAGTTGCTAAACGTCGCGCGGCTCAAGTCCTGCAAAAACGTTGGTGGCAGGCTGTAGATGCGCGCGATTTCCTCGACTGCAAATCGCTGCGTCTCGACCAGTTGCATCTTTTCCGGGTCGCTGCCCAGCGGGTCAAGCTTGTGACCGGGCGGGATGGCGAGCACATTCGAGCCCTTGCGTGCAGCTTCCTTTGTCGCGTCCGCGATATTGTCGGCAGCCCGCACCGCCGATTTCTCGGAACCGAATGGCCCTTGCAAGACGAACGCCGGGAGCCCGCCATTCTTGAACAGCTTCGATCCGTACTCGTTCGCATTCACCGCCTTGCCCAGCGCAACCGCGCACTGGCGCAGCGGCGAGCGATGGCGTAACAGATCGCTATGCAGCATGAACGGAATGTCGATCACGTCGCGCTGATCGTAAACCGTGGTGCGCCCGCCTGCGGTGTAGCTGTATTCCTTGCGCCCGTTCCCCATCATCCGAACCGTGGCACCAGGCAACGGGAACAGGTTCACCGGCTGTCCGCGCCCGTTGCGCTCGATATACGTGACAAATCGACCTTCGGTGAGCACGCCGACCATCATGTCATAGCGCCACTGGAACGACGACAGGTTATCGTTGACCGCATCGTGCAGCATGGCAACGGACGGGTTCATCCGCGTGTCCGCCACACGGCGCTTGCCCGTGGCGTTTTTCTCGTACACATGCAGCGGCAGCCCGGCGATCGTGCCGGCGAGGAAGTTGATCGCCGCCCATACAGCCGGGACGCCAAGCGCCTCCTCCATGCTCACCGACGCCGATGCTTCGATGCCGAACACGCGCAGGAATTCGGGCGATGCCTGCGTGACAGACACGCTGCGCTCTTCGCCCTGTTTCTTCCTGCGAAAGCCGAACATTAGCCTACCTCTAGCGTGAATTCAGGATCATCCCAGGGTGATGTCGGCATCGGCCCGTCGCCTTCAGTTGCCGCCCCGATCGCCATTGCGCCGGCAACAGCCATATCGATGCGCGCCGTGGCCCGCTGCTTTTCAAAGCGCCGAAGTCCCGCCGGGCTTTGCCAGAACGTGCTTGACGCGACAGCCGAGCGAAGCGCCGGGTTGACCGCGATGCGCAGGCGCTTTTCCAGGATCAGATCTTCGAAGGCGTTGATGCTGTCAGGCATCCAGAGCGGTGAATCCTTGCGCCGATTCGTGCCCTGCGGATGCTCGATCAGAGGGAGCGTGACGCCCATCTCGTCGAGCGTGGTCTCGAAATTCCGGATCAACCAGCGGTCATATGCGACCTGCGCGATCTCGAATCGCGATGACAGATCAACCAGATCCGACGCCACATAATCCAGCCGGATCACCTTGCCGGGCGTGGCAGTGAGAAAGCCTTGATCTACCCAAAGATCATATCGCGCATGATCCTTATGTGCGCGCTCAGCCAAAGTTTCAGCGGGCGTGTAACCATGCGCGAAGAGCGCGTATTTCGGCTTTCCGTCCGGCGTCTCGCCATCGCGGAACACCATCGCGCGCGCCGTCATGTCCTTCGTGGCGCCAAGGTCGAGCCCGATCCAGCATTCCTGGCCCTCGAAATCATCAAGGGTCATCGCCGGGTCTTCGCAGGCCTCCCACGTTTCGCGTGCAATCCAGGCGCTTTCCGCATCCGTCCACTGGCAAAAATGCAGCCGGCGGATGCCGTTCGCCTTGCCGGGGATGGCCTTGGCCTGCGCCGCGTTCTTCGCCATCTCTTCGTGCGAGACGAGATCGCCTAGCAGCGGGTTCGCCTTGATCCAGCACGCCGGATCGTTGAGCGGATCATCATCCTCGTCAAGCGCGCAGATGTAGCTGAAGGTCTCGTCAGCGCCTTCCTCCGCGGTCGCCTCGCCATGCGCGACCTTCACCGCCCATTTGCGTTCTCGCCAGCACACGCTGTTGCGATCCGATCCGCTGTTCGTGATCATGAAGAGCAACGGCTGATCGCGCCACTTGAAGCCGCGCTCCAGCATGTCCACGGTGTCCCCGTTGGGATGCTC